GTTTGATTCTATTTTATTTCTATACTAGCCGATATCAAAAGCCTCGTTATCCGAATTCACTAGACTGCATATGCATATCCATCGAAATCATCAACTTTGGTGAGGGTGAGAGAAAAGCCTGTGACGGTGGTGGATGCTGACGTACTTATAGCCATCAGCCCTCCTGCGGAAGTGACTGTAACCCACCATTGATACGATCCACGTAACACATCTGTTCCTGTGGAGTATATTTTATTGACGGGTGTTTGGACGTTGATCAAGTTGTTGAATGTAGGCGTCAATAACGAGCCTCCGATGACAAAAATGTTGAGGAGATAAGTCCCGGCATTCTTGAAGATAACGGAGTTGCCCGCGCCAGCGGTGAACAAGCCATCGCCTGTGACCACTGGTGCTGTTCCAAAAGGGGCTGTTTTTGACACTGATGTGGCTCCTACCAAAGAGGCGGTGGCGCAACAAAGTGGGTCGTCTAAGTCAGGTTTAAAGAGGGAGATGTCGTATGAGACCCAAAGTTCTCCTAAAGTCTGTCCGGTTGTTCCGGGTAATCCTTGCGTCGCAATTTGGAAATGACCCAAGTCATAAAATCTGTCATCCGAGACAGCAGAACTCTGAGAGGAATCCCGCACATAAAGGAGTTTGGATTGTGTGATTGAGGGGTCGCATTCGATGGCATGGATCTGTGATCTACTCGGTTTAGCGCTGCACGCATACTGCGAATTTTCCATTTGAACTTTGTTCTGAAAATTAACTGCAATTGCGTCATAATTAGTGGCAAGAATAACAGTTCCCAAGGCACCACCGGCGGTGATGTCCGAGGACATTGTCTTATATTCAATGATCATACCATTAACGCGATATTGCTGATATCTCGCAGCAACGGCGGCCAACCAGGGAAATAGAGTGGAATTACCGGCGTTGATCTTATATTGGGTCAAGTTAAACGCGGTGGGGTTGGAGGGGACAACGACGTCGCCAACATATTCTCTGTGACGGATCACAGTTTCATGGTTAGCGTTGCCGAAGGAAGGAATATCATAACCTTCTGGGAGTGAAGAACCGATCTTGGAGAGAGAGTTTCCAACGACGTTATAGTCGCCGAAACCAACGATTTTGGCTATGGATGAACCTAAGTACCGGCCGGCGCGACTCCCCACGTTAGAGGCGAGTTTGCTGCCACCAGTTAGATTTGATCCAAGGGCTCCGCCGACAGCTCCACCAGCGTTTGAAAAGGTACCTTTCGGGAAGGTCTTCTGTAACGCGGGCAGGACGGTGTCAGTCCAGTAGCCTCCTTGACCGTTGACGGTGGGGATAAATTGGGGTTTGTTGCTCTTCTTGTTGTTGTTTCGTTTTCTATTGGGCATCTAAGTTTATTCGAATGGCTGCATGAGAGGGGTTGCTTATTCTCCCTGGGCGTACCCTGTTGCTCATAAGACTACGTCTAGTAGTCTATTTCACACAACCTGTCGCACAATGGGGACTCCACGTACGCAGGCAAGGATTGGATGCCCCCAAGAAGTTTCTCAAAATTTACAACATCACGGGTGTCAAGTCCGTAACGGATGAAAATAGCTTCGAGGACATGCTCGCGACTCACGGTAACCCCGGTGATATCTGGTTTCCATGATTCTGCAACGTCGCGCAACGGTGTTTTCGGGACAACACCTAGTCTTATCATTGTGTAGAGGAATTCGCCGAGAATTGGGTAACTTCGTTCGACGGTACCATATGATTGTGCGAGGGCCGTGGCACACATACGGATAGCTTCTGATCTTCCACTTTTCACACAACGTCTGTTAGTACGGTGCGACGTGATTTCGACTGGGTCACGTAGCAACTTGCCGATCTTTAAGATCGCAGAGGGCAAGGGCATCCATTGGTATAGGGATCCGTCGTACTGGAACCAGCCTTTTAAAAAGGTAACGGTGTCCAAACGGTCTGACGGACTGTACTTGACGGTGAAGCCAAGTTCGCGACCGGCCGTAACCAGATCGCAACCGATTCGTTTAATGTTCTTCAACATCCAAACGTACATTGCCAAAGTAGAAAGTGAATTGAAGGTGGTGGTGGTTGTAATGCCTGTCGGCATTTGAACGCCAGCCTCACCTTTAACTGAGAGTCTTTTCGTTTTAACACTGTAACCTGAAGAACAGGCATAGAATGCCTGAGAAATAAACGTATCGGGAAACCCTAAATACTGCAGAAAGGGGCGCATAAAGCAAAGCATTGGACCCGCATCTTGCGTGTGGTCGAAAGCTGACTGGTCAGCTTCGCCCGCAAAGTCGTGGCACAACCCACCCCAAGACACAGCAGAATCATCTCCAGAAACTGCGATTACCGTCGCTCCAGACGCCATCGCTTCCGCAATTCCGGAAAGTTCCCGCTGTGTGTAACCGCTCGCAAAGAAGATGCGGACAGGAATATCGCATACAGAATGTACGCGTCCATCAAAAATCTCATGTAATGTCTGATTCAACGTGCGTGCAAACCCACCCATCATAGCGTGAACTAGAGGCGGCAGGTTTTGAATCGCGCGCGGTTTCATGGTCGGGACCCCATCGATGACCTTTGTCGCGGAAATTGTTTCATTCCACTTCAGGTTTATGGTTTTCCCAACGTATTGGCACACTCCGAGATTGTCATCCACAAATGCACGTTCAAGACGTGCTCCTTTCTTCTTCATAGCCGCTATGTTCATCGCGACGTCACAATAGGCATTCCGCCACATGGGCAAAAGTCCAATAAAGACGTGGGCTAGTTCAGACCAACGCTCGTGGCGTTCTTCGTCTGTGAAAGGATTGAGAGCAAACGGGTTAGCATGTATTCGCAAAAGTATTGCCGCTAACAGATTAGTTTCGTTTTTCGCCGGCTGAAACAAAAGCCGATTGGTGATTAGAATAGGATAGAGGACATTCTTGCCGACGGGACGTCCCAACGCTTCCAACGCCTCTTCCACACCCATCGAAACACCGTCGACTTTCACCTTGATCGAACCACGAAAATGGTCCGGTCCCCGAGTGATTGCCGTTGTGTACGACGGAAGAGTAATTGAATCGGAAATCTCTTCGACATGATTCTCTCCAACCTCCAAGATGTCACCTGATGCATACGTTTTTTCGAAAACGGCGAAACGTCTGTTTCCACGCTTGCGGGCCGCAAAATTCCATCCGACATGGACGAGGGCCGCCGCCAAACGCCCTGGTACCCCGTAGTTTCTAAGCAAAGCACAGACGCAATGCATTAGAAGGGTAGCCCAGGCTCCACCACCATTTAAAAGGAATTCCAACACAACTCCGAGGAGTGCCAATTCATCTGACACGTAAGCCAAACACTCTTCCATCACGGCAGAAAGAACGGGACGGCGCGGAAAAATCCATGCACCGGCATAATAATTGTTCTTCAACTGTACCATGACCGCACCAAGTGCGCACAGGACTGCAATAGCAGGTTTGACCAGGTCAACTGACATAAACGGGCTCTCAAACACATTGTTGACTTGTCTAGCAAGGATTAGATGTTCTTCATAAACCTTATAATTCTGTCGTAAATCACCAAACACACGGGAATTTTCTATTCGACCATGATAAAGGACGGCCTGGATTGTGCCCGCCTGAATCCGCATAAAATACCCGGGCTGGCGCTCGAGGAGCGCATTAAGCCAGGGAATCTTCGCAAACTCAGATTGGACACGGGTTGTGACAATATCCAGGAGTTGTCCGTTGGGAATCTTGTTCAGACTCTGCGGTGCAAGTTTAATCCAAGTGGGCACATGTACTGTGACCGGTCTCGCCACATTTCTCACGTGAAATCCGAAGAATCGCGTTACACGGGTATGCAACATGATTTCGTCAACGTGAGGTGGTGGTAAGACCATGTCACAGATGGGCTGCCTCAATCTTGAACTATAAGTAAGCGCCACGACATAATAAGGACCTATTTTGGACTTGATCGCCATGTCAAGGTATTGACCCGAGCGTTTAAAGAGCCACTCGGGTGCGGGATGCGGTGCGTACTCCATCGAAACTGAATCCGGTGAAGAACAGACAAACCCGCGATCGTCTTTGACATAGACCTGCTCCACATAAGGTTTTCCATCTCTCTCAATCGCGTCATCTCCACCTGCCACTCCGGGGAATCGACGTCCCACCCAATACAATGTTTGGGTCTTGGAATACGATGTGATCATTTCAAGGGCGAACGCTTCAGAAAACTCTTGAGTTGGGCTATCACCGGATTGATAAATATCAACCGCAATGATACAGTCAAAAGTGGTTTCGAGGGGTGGAAAAGGCTCGCGCCCTTTTCCCCTCGCAGCGTCGCCCGCGATCACCGTGTCGGGACATGCGGTTACCTCGATGGCGAGGTCTTTGGATTGAGTTCCATCTTTTAGACGTAGGAACGGTCCGTTTGTTTGCGGATTGAACGTCTTGGTCCGTTGGCTACCAAAGAGATCCATGACGGACATGGTTCTCTTACCTTGAGCACAAAACGCGAACACGCTCGATACAGCTGCCTCTCTACAAGCTGCACTGAACGCATGCGGATTCGTTTTTCTCGCAACGGTCTCACATTCAATTCCAATGGCCTTCATTGCAGTCGCCGCGTAGATATCGGCAGTCGCAACACGGATTTTCCTTTCCTTCAACCATTCCTTAATGTCACTAGAGGTTTGGTTTACTGATGGCTGGGTTTTAATAGCGGGTGCACGGGGAGCTCCCGTGGCCTTCGCTCTTCTTTGTCGACGATTAGTCGAGCGGGTAGTAACCGTACTACGTTCCGACTGAGTTCCGCACTCAGATGCGCATAGTGTGTCTTGCGACCCACCACGATTTGTTGGAAGGGCAACGGGAGCTCCGCGGCCACGCTGGGGAACAGGATCAGAGGAGACAGGGGGGGGGGCCGGTCCGGGGATTGCGGTCTCGGCGGGGGCTTCCTTGATCTTTCGAGTGCTTCGAGTACTGAATTCAACTGCG